AATCTTTAGCAAAATGGCGGTTATCAACTCGCTTATGAGCAAATTGCCGGGCAAAGAAAAGACATCAGGCAAACCCATTAGCGAACTCGACACGAGACTTGAACTATTAAAATTACAAGGAGGCAATTGAAAATGAATAAAACTTTAGAACTGCGTGAAAAAAGGGCTAAGGCCTGGGAAACAGCGAAGGCTTTTCTCGATTCAAAAAGAGGCAATGACGGGATAATCTCTGCGGAAGACACCGCGACCTACGAGAAGATGGAGGCAGATGTGGTAGCGCTTGGCAAAGAAATCGACCGTCTGGAGCGCCAGGCCGCAATTGACCTTGAGCTTTCCCTTCCTGTTAACAAGGCTATCACCAACGCCCCGGCAGATACGCCCGGCAAGGATTTGACCGGCAGAGCATCAGCCGAGTACAAGAAGGCGTTCTGGAATGCCATGCGCTCCCAAAAGCCAAAGTACGAGGTCATAGACGCCCTGCAGGTTGGCTCTGATCATGAAGGCGGCTACCTTGTGCCGGATACGTTTGAGCGTACGCTCGTTGAAGCCTTAGAAGAAAAAAATATCTTTCGCCGCTTGGCAAATGTCATCACCACCTCAAGCGGCGACCGCAAGATTCCCGTTGTGGCGAGCAAGGGCAACGCATCTTGGGTGGACGAGGAAGGCGCTATCCCTGAGAGCGACGACAGCTTCTTGCAGGTGTCAATCGGCGCCCATAAGCTTGCCACCATGATTAAGGTTTCCGAGGAACTCTTAAACGACTCCGTATTTGACCTTGAAAACTACATCGCAAGAGAGTTTGCCCGCAGAATCGGCGGCAAGGAAGAAGAAGCGTTCCTATTAGGCGACGGAATAGGCAAACCCCAAGGCATCATTCCCGGAACGGTCGGCGACCAAACAGCAAATGCCACTACCATCTCGCTAGATGATATCCTTGATTTGTTCTACAGTCTGAAAGCGCCCTACCGCAACAAGGCGGTCTTTGTGATGAACGACTCCACCGTCAAAGCGATCAGGAAACTAAAAGACAGCACCGGCCAGTACCTCTGGCAGCCGTCTATCCAAGTGGGAACGCCCGACTCTATCTTAAACCGTCCACTCTATACCTCGGCGTATATGCCTGCCATCGAGGCTGCAGCAAAAAGCGTGATCTTCGGTGATTTTAGCTATTACTGGGTGGCTGACCGCCAAGGGAGGGTGTTCAAGCGACTGAGCGAACTGTTTGCCGTAACGGGCCAGGTTGGCTTTATGGCCACTCAGCGCGTGGACGGCAGGGTGATCCTGCCGGAAGCTTTCAAGGTACTCCAGCACAAAACAGTGTAGGGGTGCGGCGGCATGAGTGTGATGGATACCCTGTTGCCTAAAGTCAAGGCGAATTTGATTCTGGAACACGGCGCGGACGATGCTCTACTTTTAGGCTTTATCCGCGCCGCTCTTTCTTATGCCGAAAGCTACCAGCATATTGCAGAAGGCCATTACTTTGAGAACGCCATGCCGCCCACCACCGAACAGGCTGTGATTATGCTCTCCAGCCATTTTTACGAGTCCAGAGACGGCTCGACAGCAGGCTTTTTTGCAGATAACGTGCAGGCAAGTCAGCAGGTGTGGCACACGGTTAATCTGCTGCTGCGGCTTGACCGGGATTGGGGGAAAAGCATATGAGCTTTGGCAAGATGAATACCTTTATCGATATCATCTCAACTGTGCCTGTTAAGGATAGCGAGGGTTTTGCGGTCACCGGCGACACCATCCTCGCCTCTATCCGCGCCTACAAAGAGGACAGGCGCGGCAATGAAAAATGGGCGAACATGGCGGCCTTCTCTGAGGCGTCCGCCCTCTTTCGCTTCCGTAAAATCCCCGGCCTTGTGTTTACGGCACAGATGGTTATCGTTTGCGCTGACGGGCGCTACAACATTTTGAGCGTCGAGGACGTGCGCGGGCGCGGCATGTATCTTGAAGTTCTGGCAAAGAAGGTGATTTCCGGTGGCTAAAGCCAAAGTATTTTCAATGCCGGAGGAATTTCTCCTGAGGCTGTCGCGGCTTGGGGAAAAAACAGATGAAATAATCACAAAGATGCTTGAAGCGGGCGGCGAGGTAGCGCTGGAGAAAGTCAAAGACAACCTGGCAGCGGTTATCGGGCGCGATACCTTGCACGCATCGCGCTCTACGGGTGAGCTGGTCGATGCACTAGGCATATCGCCGGTCAAACTCAGCAGAGACGGCACGCTAAATATCAAAGTCGGTTTTTCCGAGCCTCGGCGCGATGGCCTAAGCAACGCTATGCTCGCAAATATTATTGAACATGGCAAACACGGACAACCCGCAAAACCGTTTCTAGCCCCGGCAAGAAGCACCTCTAGAAAATTAGTCATCAAGACGATGACGGAGGCCTTTGAGCTGGAGGTGGAGAGCTTGTGAGCATTTTAGCCGGACTAAATGCGCTTTTAACCGGCGTAATCGCAGTTGAAACCGGCATCTTTAGCGGCAAGGCTCCGGATGAGTACGTCGTCATTACACCGCTCTTGGACATTTTTGAAGTTCACGCCGACGACGTTCCGGGGCTTGAGGTGCAGGAAGCGCGGCTGTCGCTCTTTTGCAAGGGCAGCTACACCCGGCGGAAAAATCAGCTTGTAGCCGCATTGCTACAAAACAACTTCACTGTCACCAGCCGGCGCTACCTCGGTTACGAGGAGGACACGGGCTACCACCATTATTCCGTAAATGTGGCAAAAGAATACGAACTGCAGGAGGAATGATTATGGCAACAATCGGTCTTGACCGGCTCTACTACGCGCCGATCACAGAGGCGGCAAACGGCAACGAAACATACGGCACGCCGCTAATGCTGGCAAAGGCGATCTCAGCTGAGCTCTCCATCGAGCTTGCCGAAGCGACGCTTTATGCCGACGACGGCGCTGTGGAGGTAGTAAAGGAATTCCAAAGCGGTACATTAACGCTGAGCGTGGATGGTATCGGCCGTGCTGTTGCTGCAGCGCTGACTGGTGCAACTGTGGATTCTAAAGGTGTGCTTATTTCAAGCAGCGAGGATGTCGGGATGCCTGTGGCGGTAGGGTTTAGGGCAAAGAAAGCAAATGGCAAGTATAGATACTTCTGGCTCTATCGCGTAAAGTTTGGCATCCCGCCTACGAATTTGGAAACGAAAAGTGACTCAATCACATTTTCTACTCCCTCCATCGAAGGTACGGTGCTTAGGCGAAACAAAGCAGATTCAAGAGGACAGCATCCTTGGAAAGCTGAAGTAAACGAGGATGATGCAAGCGTATTGCCGGCCACGATAAATGCTTGGTATACGTTGGTTTACGAACCGGCATATACGCCATAGGGGGGGTAATTGTTTATGGATAACGAAAGAAGTGCAAATATCAATATCGGCGGTGCGGACTATGAACTGGTGCTGACCACCCGCGCCACAAAAGAGATTGCAAGACGCTACGGAGGCTTAGAGAATCTAGGCGAAAAGCTGATGCAAGCCGAGAACTTTGAACTGGCGCTTGATGAGATCATTTGGCTGATTACGCTGCTCGCGAACCAGTCCATCCTCATCCACAACCTCAAAAACAAGGAAAGCCGGCAAGAGCTTCTGAGCGAAGAAGCGGTGGAGCTTTTAACCACACCGCTAGACTTGGCAGAATACAAAGCCGCCATCACCGAAGCAATGTTTAAGGGCACGAAGCGCAGCATTGCAAGCGAGGACAGTCCAAAAAACACGGAAGCCGGGTAAGCGACGATGAGTTGTTCACCCGGCTTCTCTATTACGGTACAGTTCATTTAAACCGCACAGAAGATGAAACGTGGCTCATGCCGCTTGGCCTCTTGCTTGATTTGTGGGAGTGCCACAAGCAGTTTCTAGGGCTGGCGAAACAGAAAAAAGAAATATTCATTGAAAATTTAGTTCCCTACGGAATATAGGAAATTGGAAGGGAGGTGCGCTGCGTGGCAGATTTCGGCCTGCGGATAGGCGTAGAAGGCCAAAAGGAATTCAAGACCGCCATGCAGGATATCAACCGCTCTTTTAAGGTCCTAGGCAGCGAAATGGAGCTTGTGTCTGCCCAGTTTGGCAAAAACGACAAGTCAGTCGAGGCCTTAACCGCGCGAAAAGAAGTGCTTGGCAAAGAGATTGACGAGCAGAGGAAAAAGACGGATGTCCTCCGCGCCGCCCTATTAAACGCCGCCGCCTCCTTTGGTGAAAACGACAAGCGCACACAAGAGTGGCAAATACAGCTAAATAAGGCAAACGCCGCGCTCCTTAACATGGAGCGCGAGCTAAGCGACACGAGTAATGCCCTAGAAGATGCCGCAAAGGAAACAAACGACCTAGAAACACAAACAGAACAGCTTGGCAACGAACTTGACAAAACAGGCAAAGACGCGGATGAGGCAGGTTCCAAGTTTGACAGATTGAGGGGCACACTGCAAAACGTGGGCATAGCGATGGGCGCTGCATTTGTTGCCGTTGGCGTTGCCGCTGCTGCTGCAGGCAGGGCGCTTGCCGGCATGTCCGTAGGCGCTGCAACGTATGCCGATGAAATACTTACCGCAGCCACAGTCACCGGGATGAGCACAGACGCGCTGCAGGCATACAGATATGCTGCCGAGCTTGTGGACGTGCCGCTTGAAACGCTGACCGGCAGCATGGCAAGAAACGTGCGAGCGATGGACGCAGCACGCAGAGGGGCGAAATTACAGTCAGGGGCGTATCAGGCGCTTGGCGTCTCGGTGACAGATTCAAACGGCAATCTTCGTGATGCGGAGACGGTCTACTGGGAAACCATCGACGCGCTTGGTCGTGTGCAAGACGAGACGGAGCGCAACGCTATCTCCATGCAGCTATTTGGCAAATCGGCACTTGACCTAAATCCGCTTATCGCGCAAGGCTCCGACGGTATTGCAGCGCTTACCGAAGAAGCAAGGCAGATGGGTGCTGTGATGAGTGAAGATGCACTCGCTAGCCTTGGCGCGTTTGATGATACTGTCCAGAGGCTCACAGCAGGCGCCGGTGCTGCAAGAAATGCGCTTGGCATGGTGCTGTTGCCGCAGCTGCAAGTGCTTGCAGGCGATGGCGTCGGTCTACTTGGTGAATTTACGCGAGGCTTAAACGAAGCAGGGGGCGACTGGACGAGAGTCAGCGAGGTTGTCGGCACTACAGTCGGCGGCATTGTGGATAGCATCATGAAAACGGTGCCTGATATTGTCCGGCTTGGCATGGATATCGTCACGTCGATTGGCAGCGCGATCACAGATAATATTACGGTGCTTGCCGATGCCGCCTCGCAGATCATCATGACGCTGCTAGATGGCTTAGTCGCGGCTCTGCCCGGCCTGGCTGACGGTGCGCTGCGGCTTGTGCTTGCTCTGGTAGATGGCATTATTGACACGCTGCCCGCGCTTGTGGAGGCGGCAGTAAAGATGGTTGCCACGCTTGCCGGCGGCATTGGCGACGCGCTGCCTCGTCTTATCCCGGCGATTGTGGAGGCCGTTGGCCTTGTTGCACAGACGCTGACAAAGAATCTGCCGCTTGTACTCGACGCAGCTCTGCAGATTATTCTTGGCTTGGCACGAGGGCTAGTGACCGCTTTGCCGGAACTGGTTGCTGCACTGCCGAAAATTATAGATGCGCTAGTGTCGTTCCTAGTCGCCGCAACCCCGCAGCTAATTGAGGCAGGCATTATGCTTCTTGTCGCGCTGGTTGCTGCGCTGCCGGAGATCATTACGGCAATCACAGCGGCAATCCCGCAGATTGTTGCGGCGCTTGTGGGCGGCATTGTCGGCAGCTCTCCTCTGCTTGCGCAAGCAGGTGTGCGGGTGTTTGGTTCGCTCATTCGGGACTTGCCGGTGATTATCGCGAGGATAGTTGGGGCGGTGCCACAAATTATGTCAGGACTGGTCAATGCCTTCTCCGGCTCTGCTTACCAAATGGCGCGCGTGGGCGGCGACTTGATTAGAGGCTTGTGGCAGGGCATATCTGACATGGGCGCGTGGATTCGAGCTCAAATCGCAGGCTTTATGAACGGCATTGTGGGCGGTATCAGAAGTTTTTTTGGCATCAGGAGTCCTTCTCTGCTCTTCGCCGGCATCGGTGGTGACATGGCGGCCGGCATCGGCGTTGGCTTTGAGCAAGCTATGTCACGCATCAGCGGCGATATGCAGAGGGCGGTGCCGGTTGGCTTTGGCGCGGCAGGTACAAATGCGCAAATCGGGCATGTGCATTCAGGCGAAATCACAATTCGAGGTGTGAACAATCAGGGTGAATTTATCGGCGCACTTGACGTAGTCATGGACGAGCTGCGCAGAAGCAACAGGAGGTGATGGGGTGCCGGTTGGAATGTGGAAGATTGATAATACGCTTATCACACGCTACGTAAAAACACTCCGCCGCTTTGAGGCGCGGCAGATTTGGCATACCACACTTGATGGATTGCCTCATGTGCAGACAATCGGCAGCGCAACAGAGGTTATTGATGTTGACTTATGGGTAGACAAGGCAGGCAAAGAGCTTATCGACAGGTGCCAAGTAACAGGCGAACCGGTCAATGTGAGCGACGGGATTGATACATGGACGGGTCTTATCGCGGAAGCCCCAAGCTGGGAGAAAATAAGCAGAGTTAAGGGTATCTTTACCGCCAAGCTTTTAGTGAGATGTTTTCAGCCGGCAGTTTGAGGTGGTGAGCATGTGAGGCAAATTAGTCAGTTTAGAAACTATTTTTCTACCAATATGACAGTGCAGCAAGAAGGGGCGGTGTAGGCCATGCGCTCTATACCATTTGCTCTAGAGGAAAAAATCGAAAAGCTGATGCAGACCATCTACGAGGGCGCCGATCCATGGATGGATATCGTGGCACAAAAAACGCAGCGCTTCATCACTCAGGGAACACTGCTTGCTCCGGTAACCATTCGGACTGGCAGCTCTCTTGGCCCATTTCAAATAGCGGTCCGGAGAGAAGACTCGAACCTGGACCCGTCGGAACTTGTAATGGCATATGTCCAAAACGGGGAAGCCCGTGTTGCCACCCTTCCATACTTTCCGGCCCCAAATGAGACGTGGACCTACCGCTACACAATCGGGCCAGCCACAGACATCGGCATCGACTTTGATGGCTGGTGGAAATTCATAACGGACAGGACCGGGATCTACTACGACACCACTAGGCGATGGGCGAAGGTTTCAAGCGGGGAGCCGTGGATAGCATACGTGACGCCGGGAGGCGCCCTGATTGTCCAGCAAGGACAACACGGCCAGCCTCTCACCCTGGCAACCAGTAGCGTGACGAGGGTGGCGGTTCTTCGAGGCTGGAAGAACGTCATCCTCACAAATCAAGACCATGGCCTAGTCGTGGCATACATCCAAAACAACAAAATCTGGTACCGAACCTACGCACAGCAATCTGACGAAACATTAGTCTGGGAAATCGCGCGGGCAGTATCACTTCTGCCAAGCCCAGCCCAAAACGTGTCGCTCTTTAGAACAAACGACTATCGCCTGGGATTTTTGGGAGAGAGCAACGGCATGATTCACCATGTGGTGACATCCCGGAACTGGGCCGGCATGGCAATCGACGACCATACCATAGCGGGTCAGATCAGAGACTTCACAGTAGGCCTCATTCCAATTGAGCACATCAATGCCGCTGCTCCGCACGAAACCATCCAGGCGGCAGTCGCATCCGCACAAATTATGCTCTGCCCGCATGTCGTACCGGCCGTTTTGGAGATTAGTAACCCTGACGAGTTCAGCATTTTTATTGAATTTGACGTAGAGCTTGCAGGCGACCTTGCCGGTCAACAGGGAGCATTCACCGTAAGCGACGCCGGTGGCAACTATGCGGTGAGCGCGACAGCAAAAGTAGCCCCAAACACCATAGCCCTTGCGGTAAGCAATTTTTCTGCGGCGAACAAAGGGCTTACCGTGACCTATAACGCTAGCCTGGGAAGCCTTCATCACATAGCGCCTGGTGGGTGCCAGATGTGGGTGGCCTCTTTTAGCCGGTTCTTTATGCCTGATATAGCTCCGCCGGAAGGCTATGCCGACGAGATGATCAAGGCAAGCTTTGCTAGCGTAACGGTAAATCTTCTTTCCATTACCCACCACGACAGGTACCGGGCAGAAACCATCAGTGCGTCACTATCACGATTTAGTGTGGTGCTGACAAACATTAACGACCTGACCCCCTAAAAAGGAGGCCAAGAAAAATGGAATTTCTCACACAGGTAAAAGTTCACAACGAGTTCAAGATAGAGGTCAAAGACAGCAAGACGGGCAAGTTGAAGCAGGAAGTTTGGGCCTACAACATTATCCTGAGCCAAATGTATACCCGGCTAGTGGCATTTAGCACTTATTTTGTAAACATACACTTTGGGACGGGAACCGGAGAGCTTGCGGCGAGCAGGACAACATTATTTAGCCATCTTGGTACGAAGGCGGCCCAAACGCACGAAACAGTAATGGCATTTCCGACATCAAAGTGGACCAGACGGATTATCCTAAACCCAGAGGAATTTGTCGGCCAGACACTGCGGGAGGTCGGCGTAGCATTTGGCGGCAGCAACAACAACCTAGTCACGCATGCTATGCTCGAAGATTCCGAGGGAAACCCAATCTCCCTCACCAAAAGAGACACGGACCTAGTTACCATCTACGCAACGATTTTTATTCAACTGGCAGATTTTCCAGACGGAGCCCTGCGCCTAACGAACTTCCCAAATAATAACGGCCTGCTAAATTATCTCTTTGGCGGAGCCGCCCCTTCGAAAACTTTTCATGTCGGCGTCAAAGACTGGCCAGCTAACACAAATACAGGAAACTTTATCAGCCAGAGCGTGGGGAGCGTGGCTGCTGGCAACTGGGTACAAGATGTGGCAAGCCGACGCGTCTCTGCGCCCGTGACAAGATTTGGGACAACGGTGGGGAATGAGGTAATAAAAGAGGTCGGCGTGGTAAACCTTTTCCGGGCGATTATGCCAATAACCGGTGTCTGGGAAGGACGGGTTTTTACCGGAGAGAACCTTGGGACCGGCGACGGTGTGAGAAACGGCTTCTCTTTTAACCGCAGAGAAGTGCGGCCTGGAAGCGCTGTAGTCAAGATAGACGGAGTGACGACAACTCCAACCATTCACTACGGCGACCGGCCCGGGGACAATATTATCTTATATCGCCGGGTAATCGTTAGCCCACGAGACGAGCAGGCTCGGGCTCACATGATAACAGACGGACTGACAGGATTTGATAACCAGTGGCAATCAAGGCGAAGCGATTACCCTTTGCCCATTTTGATAGACTTTATCCCAGATGAGAGAAACCTGACAGTAATGGTGGGCACACTTCGAATACACAACCCAACAGCAAACGCAACCGGCATACGCGATTTTACTCTGCAAGGCGCATCTGACCTATCCGGACCCTGGATAAATATTTTTTCAGGCGCGATGGCGACGCAGAGTGAAACAAGAACTTTCACCTTTACGCCGGTTTCCTACCGATACTATCGGCTTCGAGTAACAACTTTATTCTGGCAAGGCAATACCGGCTCGCCTGACGTGGTAGGCATTGCCGAAGTAGCCCTTCTTGCACTCATGCCAGATAATATCATTTTTTCGACGCCGCCGGCACCCGGAGCAGCCATTACGGCAGACTACGCGGTGGACCACATTCCCAAATCAAGCGATTTCGTCCTAGACCTGGGATTTACTATCCAGTTTGGCTAAGAGCAGCACAGGAGGGAAGTGGCGGCTTTGGATTTAGCTTTTGAGCACAGCAAGCACGTAGGAGTCGGCACGCAGCCCTGCGGCTTTCATAGCCCAGACAATGTCTTTCAGGTCTTTTTTATAAACGCCGCCACGGGGAAAATCATGGCTAAAAGCGCGCAGACGCAAAACGGAGAGTGGGCAGACCTGGAATACACGCAACCGATTCTTGCATGCACAGACGAGGCTGTAGAGTTTTTACGGCTACGCTACTATACAGGTAACAACGTCTGGGTGATGTGGAAAAACCCGACCGAGGAAGGAGAGAGTGGATTAGTTCGGCACCGCCTAGCCGTTCTAAATTTCCATCAAAAATTATCGGAATATCTTGTGAGCGGTAGCATTGAACTTCGTCAAGATAATCCAGTGGCGCAGTTCACACTTACTTTAGAAAACCCAAATCAACACGTAAGTGGAGAACATGATACTCTTCTTGTTCCCGGGGCTAGCATTACATTCAAGTTTCGAGCAGGAAATAGCGCTCCCTATCCAATGGGACGTTTTTTTGTGGATCGAAATAAGATGAGCGCAACTGATGCCATAGCTACCCTTGAAGGTCGAAACACTACAGGAAAGCTATTAAAGGATCAAAGGTTCGATGACGAAAGAATCTTCCCTAAAAAGAGGCTGCATGAAACCTTTCAAGCTGTGCTGGAAAACGCCGGCATTTTAGACTTCTGGGTGGGTGAGACAACTTTCGATGTTGGAATGGAATTCCCGCCTGATATGGCTATCTATGAGGGTTTAGTGGAATTGTTAAAAACTGTGCGCAACTGGGTAATTAAAGAAGAGCTGACTGGTACCATAGGCATTGGAAGAAAAGATGATTTACGTTTTACACAACCGGGAACTTACTCGTTTGAAAGAGAAAAAGATGTTTTTAGCCGAGCTGTCGCTCGTGATGACGAACATGCCTATTCCCGGGTTTGTGTCCACAATGATGATTTCTCTATAAAAGTTTACAGAGATGTGGATTTCCGTTTTGCCATGGCCAGAAAGAAAACGCTATATGTTCCTATCGCACAGAATACCACTCTCCAAGATGCCACAGAGTATACCGAAGAGCTATCAGGCAGGCTTTCTCAAATTGGAATCATAGAAACTTTCACTGGACCTTGGCGGCCGCACCTGCAGCCGGGGGATGCAGCCAGGATCCTTGGCCCGGGTGGAGTTAGACTGCTTGGAACTATAACGACAGTAATTCATAAGTTTGGGAAAACAGCACCCGGTTTTATTACAGAATTTGTAGTAGACTCCGGCGGACAGATTGGTAAAGCCCAAATCAGTGAGTATATTATGAAAATAGCTGGACGCATTGCCAGTACGAGCAAAGTCAAGCGGTTGTATTAACCGGCTCGTTTAGGCTTGGGTATTATTCGTAAAGATTGGCTTGATAGAACGCTTTGCTGCAGAGACGGCGGGCGTTCTTTTATTAGAAACGGAGGTTAAAACATTGAAATCTATCTGGAACACAATGCAGGCGGCGTTTACCGTAATCGGTGGTTATCTGGGCTGGTTTCTCGGAGGCTTTGACGGTTTTCTGTATGCCTTAATTGTTTTTGTGTGGATTGATTACCTGACAGGTTTGATGTGTGCCGTCATAGACAAGAGGCTCTCAAGTGAAATTGGCGCAAAAGGTATCTTTAAAAAGGTGCTCATCTTTGCACTTGTTGGACTTGGGCACATGCTTGATACTCAAGTTTTGGGTGATGGCAGTGCAATCAGAAATGCGGTGATTTTCTTTTACCTGAGCAATGAAGGCATTTCGATTCTGGAAAACGCAACACATATCGGGCTGCCGCTTCCTCGAAAACTAAAAGCAGTCCTGAAGCAATTAAACGAGGAGGAAATGCAATGAATCTGCGCACGATAATTCTCACAAACAACGCCTGCTTCAAGGCGGGCAGAACGATTGTGCCGCAAGGTCTTATGATCCATTCGACCGGGGCAAATAACCCATGGCTGCGTCGCTACGTAGGGCCAGACGACGGGCTGCTTGGGAGAAACCGGCACAATAACCACTGGAATCAGGACAGGCCCGGGGGCAGGCAGGTCTGCGTCCATGCCTTTATCGGGAGACTTGCGGATGGCTCGATTGCCACTTATCAGACGCTGCCGTGGAATCATCGCGGCTGGCACTGTGGCAGAGGCGTGAGAGGCTCCGGCAACGACACGCATATCTCGTTTGAGCTATGTGAGGATAACCTGATGGGGGCTGTATATTTTAAGCAGGTTTATGACGAGGCGGTGGAGCTATGTGTGCATCTCTGCAAGCTTTATGGCTTGACTGAGCAAAACATTATCAGCCATTCAGAGGGCCACCGCTTGGGAATCGCCAGCAACCATGCCGACGTGATGCACTGGTTTGTGCGTCACGCTGAGAGCATGGACAGTTTCCGGGCTGATGTGAGGAATGCACTTACTGCTCCGGGTTATGATATCTACACCGTGGTAAAGGGTGATTCGCTCTGGAAGATTGCGGCGGCTAGGCTTGGTAGCGGCGCACGGCATCCTGAGATCAGGGCGCTAAACGGGCTGACCTCGGAGGTCTTATTTCCGGGGCAGAAACTCAAAATTCCCAAGTAGTCCGAGAGCAGAACTATGACCCATGGTGCGAAGTTTCCTTCGTGCTGCGGGTCATATTTTTTGCACCCGGACCAGCCGATTTGACACCTTTTGCTGACTTATAGCGAAGGCACACTCGCCTTCGGAGGAGGCAGTCTAATGAAGTATCAGCAGAAAGAAAAAATCAAGCAAATGCGCGGCGGCGCATTATGAGTAAGGAACAGGCGATCATCCACTACAGGACGGCAATGGTGGTTTTTGGAAAATGGCTTGCCGGTGGCGTCATCACCGAGGAAGAACTGACAAGAATCGATGCGGCAATAGCCTGTAAATACGGCCTTTCTCCGTGTAGCATATATCGCTGAAAGTACTTGATATTACGGGCGTTTAGAGCGAATATGTTATAAACGGAACGGAGGCCTTTTATGGGGCGAGTCATCACAAAAACAGTCCCTGCGGCGCCATCCCTTGCAAAAAGACAGAGGGTTGCCGCCTATGCCCGAGTATCAAGCGGCAAGGAGGCGATGCTCCAGTCGCTTGCTGCTCAAGTCAGCTACTACAGCGCACTGATCCAGCGTCGGGCAGACTGGGAATATGCCGGAGTCTACGCGGACGAAGCGCTGACGGGAACAAAAGACAGTCGCCCGGGACTCCAGCGCATGCTCGCCGCCTGCAGGGACGGAAAAGTTGACATGATCATCACCAAGTCAATCTCGCGCTTTGCCAGGAATACGGTGACGCTGCTTGAGACTGTACGCGAACTGAAACTGCTTGGTGTTGACGTATATTTTGAGGAGCAGAACATCCATTCCATGAGCGGAGACGGTGAGCTTATGCTGACTATCCTCGCGTCCTATGCTCAAGAGGAAAGCCTCTCGGCGAGCGAGAACTGCAAATGGCGTATTCGTAAACAGTTTGAAAATGGGGAACTTGCTGGACTCAGATTTATGTTTGGCTACCGAATTGTTAAGGGCAAGGTGGAGATCGACACAGAGCAAGCCGCCGTTGTCCGCATGATTTTTGAGGACTATATCGGCGGCATGGGTGGCGGCAAAATTGCAAAGAAGCTAAAAGATATGAATGTGGCTACCGTGCACGGCGCTACTTGGGATGCTGAGCGCGTGATCGTTATCCTCAAGAATGAAAAATACGCTGGAAACGCACTGCTACAGAAAAAATATGTAGCCGACCATCTGAGCAAAAGGAAGATCTGGAACAAGGGCGCTCTGCCGCAGTATTTTGCAGAAGGAACTCACCCTGCCATCATTGACGCGGCAACCTTTGATAGAGCGCAGGCAGTCATGGAGGAGCGGCGCAGGTCTTGCGGCACAAAGGGTGATACCGGTAGCCGATACCCCTTCAGCGGTGTTATCCTCTGCGTGAACTGCGGCAAGAAGTATAAGCGGAAAAGTAGTGGTGAAAAAGCCGCTTGGCAGTGTGCAAGCTATTTGCAGGAGGGTAAAGCAGCCTGCCCCGCTAAGCAAATACCGGAAGCTGTGCTTTGCTCAACGGGTGCCGAGGTTCTCGGTCTTGACGAGTTTGAGGCTGATATATTCAAAGAAAGAATTGCGGAAATCAGGGTAACGGAGTTTAACACACTGCTCTTTGAGTTCTGCGACGGCCATGCAATAGAAAAGGTCTGGCAGGACAGGTCACGACGGGAAAGCTGGACGATTGAGATGCGCCAGGCGGCTTGTGAAAAAGCGAAAGGGAGGCAGTAAAATGGCGTCAAGCGTAAGGGTTATCCCGGCAAGCGTTCGCCACCACTCTGCCCATGGTGCGCCACTATCCGCCAAGCGAAGAGCTGCGGCTTACGCTAGAGTTTCCACCGACAGCGAAGAGCAAATGACCAGTTACGAGGCGCAGGTAGACTATTACACCAAGTACATCAAGGAACGTGCCGACTGGGAGTTTGTACGGGTCTACACGGATGAGGGTCTCAGTGCTACAAATACCAAGAAGCGCAACGGTTTTAAGCAGATGGTTGCCGATGCATTGGACGGGCAGATTGATTTGATCATCACAAAATCAGTCAGCCGCTTTGCGAGGAATACGGTGGATAGCCTTGTGACGGTGCGTCAGCTTAAGGAAAAAGGCGTGGAGGTTTACTTTGAAAAAGAAAACATTTACACGCTGGACAGCAAGGGCGAACTGCTCATCACGATAATGTCGAGCCTTGCGCAGGAAGAAAGCCGCTCCATCTCAGAGAATGTCACCTGGGGTCAGCGCAAGCGCATGGCGGATGGTAAGGTTAACTTGCCATACGGTCAGTTCCTCGGCTACGAAAAGGGCGAGGACGGACTGCCTCAGATTGTGGAGTCCGAGGCTCTGATTGTACGCATGATATTTCGGCTGTTCGTAGAGGGCAAAACACCATCTGCTATTGCTAGGCAGCTTGCCGGACAAGGTATTCCATCACCTGCGGGAAAAAAGACCTGGCAGGTTGCTACGGTAAAGAGCATTCTGGGCAACGAGAAATATAAGGGCGATGCGCTTCTCCAGAAGAAATTCACTGTGGATTTCTTGACAAAAATGCGGAAGAGCAACGAGGGAGAGGTTCCGCAGTATTATGTCCAGAACAGCCACCCTGCCATTATCGAGCCGGATGAATTCGATGCGGTGCAGGCGGAAATTGAGCGGCGCAAGGGTCTTGGCAGGCCGTCTGGTTGCGGCAGCCCTTTCTCAGCGAAGATTGTCTGCGGCGATTGCGGTGGGTTTTACGGCTCCAAGGTCTGGGGTTCAAACACCAAATATCGCCGGATCATCTGGCGGTGCAATGAGAAGTACAAGGGCGGCAAGAAGTGTAAAACTCCGCACGTAACTGAGGATGATGTGAAACAGCGATTTCTGGTGGCGTTCAACACTCTGATGGGCAGCCGGGAGGAACTGCTCACCAACTGCCGCCTCGCACAGCAGGTTTTATGCGACTACTCGGAGATTGATGGTGAACTTGAGGAACTTAGGCGAGAAATCGAGGTGGTCACAGAGTTGTCGAAAAAGGCAATCTACGAGAGCGCGAGGGTTTCTGTCAGCCAAGATGAGTGGAGTGAGCGCAACAGCGGCTATCTGGAGCGGCACCGCAAGGCCACGGAGCGGATAGCGGAACTTGAGAAGCTGAAGCGTGAACGGCAGAGCAAATTCCTGATGCTTGAGGGTTTTGTCAGGGGTATTGAATCATGCCCGCTGGTTTTGGAGGAATTCGATGAAAAGCTATGGGCGGTGTCGGTGGAGAAGATTGGGGTAATGCTGGACGGGAGGATGGTGTTTTACTTCAAGGATGGCACGGAAATTGTGGGCTAGCATCAAAAATGGGATGCACGGGCGCCCCTTTGAGTTGCGGGCTTGCATGCTATATCAGGTTTCTGTTACAGGCATTTTTATCCCCTCATTAGGAGGGTTTTATCGCACTTTTGTGCGTCAAGCAATCTGGTGTTGGCTAGAACCGGCCGAACCCAGAACCGTGTGCATATATTACAACATTTACCAGTTTTATTTTCAAAAACCAGCACACTTAGCAGGAATCCTAGTTTTAAACAAGAACATTATATTTGGTATTGTCCTAGCGACTACGAGTTAAATATGAATAGTAATGTTTTTCAGAAATGCATTTAAAGAGTAAAGTGTGCACATTTTTAAAATTAAATTTTAATTCGACAAAAAGTTATATTTTTTGATAAAGGAAATGAGATACCTTTATGGAATAAATGAATAAAAACAGAATCGTAACTTGGTTATATTGGTTATTCTGCATTGAAAGGAAATGGTATCTTTTTGATTAACTGAATATTAAAAATTTTCAAAACTATTACTGGGAGGTAGAATTATGGAAAAAGGTCGAGTTGTTAATGTGAGCAAGTCAAATTTTACACCGCTACCAAAGAGAGTTCTTATTACAACTGCTCCAAGGGATATTTATGAGAATGATTCTTGCAACAATAGAATTCCTGCTCTTACAGATGATGGCTACTTAGATGGTTTTGCTGAATACTGCACACATATCCCAATGGAATGGAAGTTTTCAACCAAACAGAAAGACTATGGATTGGCTTTCTTAGAGGCAAATGTTCCGGGGCCTAAATTCCTGCACTACCCAACAAATAGTAACATATTAGAACATTTGAAAAATGGTAATTTTGATGTATTATGTATCTCTGCCTTTACTTGGTCCCTTCCGTGGGCTATAGAACTAGCCAGGCAAGCAAAACTCCTTTATAATATTAAAGAAGTATGGTTAGGCGGATACTCTGTCATGACAGACGAGCCAGAAATATATAAGGTCTTTGACCGCATCTTCTGGGGCTACTGTGAAAATTTGTTACGGCTATCAATCGGACTAGACTCTTTGTTGCATACCACAATTATTCATCCAGACTTAATAACACCAGCTAATTGGCTTGGCAGAAAAACTCAAACTGGTCATATAATATTCAGGAGAGGCTGCTCAAACAAATGCACATACTGTGCTGATCCCGTTTTTGAGCCTGGGGGTGATTTACCGTTATCAACAAAAGCTATAGAAACTATACTAGATCAATATAAACAGAAGGGAATTAGATCTGTATATATCTCTAACCAAGAAACAAATATGTTCAATGGTATTGGTCAAGAGGTTCTGAGTCTAATCAAGGCCCGTGGAATGAATTTTGGCATGCTCACAAGCTTCAAGGCGCTTGTTGCCAGTGGTGAAAAAGGAATTAATGAACTACGTGACAATGGTTTAAGTTTTCTTCTTGTAGGTCTTGAGTCTTTAAATGATAAAAATTTAAAATGACTATTTGATTAGCTCAGGATAGGTAACCACCCTGCTTGTCACGCAGCAGTGAACAAGACGATTAAACAACTGTCCTTTAAACATTCGTCTATTAAACCTATAACAGTATTCTCCCAGATACGCCTGTAAATGTTTTGAATCTAAGCCATGGTATGTTC